ACCACCAGATACCTCAGTACCAGTATTGCCTTCACCCGGATCGCTAGTGTAAAGACCTACATAAACCGCAGCAGGGCTTGTGTAGGCTGTGTTTCTCAAAGTCGCGTTAATAATCGCGTTTTCGAGGAAATTCGAGATTTCTGCCATGATTTCACCTCACGTTATAAGACATACTCATTGGTTGACCTGAATACTCACTTGCTTGGTCGGTCGTTGAGATTCCCTCAATCGCCCTAGAATACAAGGAAGCCCAAGTCTGCAACCTCGCATCATTCATCAAATACGGTTCTGCCTCACCTAGAGCCGCATACAGCAACGCATCAGGACAATACGCTAGGAATACGTTACTAGCGTTAGTGTCACTCAATAGCGCAGGTTTAGCGTAGTACAGCATTTGAGCCGTATAAGTCGAATCAGGAACCGGAGCTAATTGCATCTCAGCACCTAAGATCGTGTAATCAACTGGCTTACCAGACTCAGTTACACGCGCTGTTTCGTAGAATGAATTAGGAGCTTTGTAGCGCAATGTTGATACCGGATTGGTATTCAAATGAATATCGCGCATCGATAAGAAGTCTGTCGGCAACCCTAGAGTCGAATCACCGCCAGTTGTTGCAGCAGTCGCAACTACCAACATTTGCCGAATCCGTAAGTCTCGCTGCAAACGGTACTCAGCCAACTGAATAAAATCAGGAATAACAGAAGTCAGATCACTACGCGCTAGGTAGTTCGCTACCGTGTTCTTTAAGTCGCTGTAGGTCAGGATCATCTCATTCCTCTAGTTGCTCAAAATCTTTCCAGCCATATTCGTAAGTGCCAATGTGCCGGATGTGCATCGATAACTCATGGTCTACATACGTCTGAAAGCCCTCAGAACCGGCTTTAACGCAGAAGTAGACATCCTCACCACAGACACCACTAGCACCCCATCCAGCGTCAAACCAAGGTCTGCCAGTCTTTTCAAACACCTCTCGACGAATCATCACAGCACCAAACCCTACCGCTGTAACTTCCTCGATACCTTCTTTCCCGCGAGAATCAATGTTCGACCATTCATGGACAAGAGTCTCCCCATCCATGTACTTACGCAACATCTTCGCAGTCGGTGTTACTGGCTTACGTCTAGTCGTTGCATTGACACCAACTATCGGCACTTCACGACTTAGCATAATGCTAATGATGTCATGAGGAAACCGCATATCGCTATCAATAAACAATACTGCGTCACAACCTTCTTTGAACGCTACCTCTGCCAACTTCTCACGCTGGTCAAATATCAGCGTTCCCGGCATTGTATATAGGCTCAAACCGCCTTTGCCATCTTTACAACGAACTGACGCATCATGAGCCGCCATCCGAGCAAAATCAAAAGCAAAACCTGTGTGAACCTCATCCCTACATGGTACGCAAACACCAACTCTCATATAGTTCCTCGATACGTACGCCAGACAGCATTATCAGGGTCGTTTAGCCACTTAGCAAACCCAACGTCATCCACCACGTTAAAGCCCTTCATAATCCCTTTCTGGTTCAGTACATCAATAACCGTAAAGGGTATTCGAGCAACGTGATGCAGTTCGTTTAGGTGTCCTTTTCGCTCTTTATCGAAATCTAACTGAGCCTTGTTAGCCTCAATGATCTCGGTAACGTCCTGTTTAGTCTCGATGACGATACCACCGTCACCATCCTCGTATGCTGTTTGAGTCCGTATCGGAGTACTCATAAATCCTTTCGTAGTTCCCCCTAGCCCGTAGGCTAGGAGGATTTGCTACTTATACAAACATCCGTTATAGAGCCATGTCCAGATCGAAGATTCCGCCATGAGCAGCTTCGTTCTTAACTTCAAGAGTGACTTCAGCCAGCAACTGAGTGTTCTCAGAGTCACCAGTCTTAGCCAGATCGTTAGTCTGGAACGGACGCAGATACGCTAGTGCTGCGTATTCTGGATCGAGTACCAGAGCATCACGGGTACGCATGAAGCGGTTAGGAACAACCGACATCGTGCCAAAGTCAGACATATAAACGTCAGCAGCACCGATAATGGTGGTCGGAGTGTTACCCGGAGCCATGTAACGCTGTGCAGCGATACCAGCAAACGAGCTAACCTTCTGCTTACCAGCAGCACCAACCATCAGAATCTTAGGCGAGCCACCAGAAACATATACCTCAGACACTACGGTCTTCAGCAGAGCTTCGGTGAAAGTACGCTGTGTACCATCAGTACGAGTCGATACGCCGATAGTTGCTGGATCGGAACCGTCAGAAGCCTTGTCCGAGTTAGTCTTGATCCACGACAGGATTGAACCGAGCTTACGAGCAACAGTCGATGTACCAGCCGAACGACCTTGGTTAGCCAACAGGATAGTTTCCAGATCGCGCTTCAGTTCAGCCGATGCTTTAGCCAACTGGTAAGCCTTTTCTGACTTACGACCTGCCTTGTTAACTGTGTCCAGAGTACCCGAAACCTGAACGGTTTTCTGGATGATCTGAGTGTAGTTACCAAGACGAACGGTAGGAGCCAGAGTTGCCGATGTAGCATCAGCACCTTCAACAGCAGCGTTAGCCGTAGTAGCAGCAGCTAGGCTGTCAGTCTGCCACTCGTGATAAACGGCTGTAGCTTTGGTCTTGCCAATCGATGACATAAACGGGGTTTCCGTTGGAGAAATGTCATAGATGATGTCGGTCAAATCTTCGCGCTGACCAATTGCGCTATGTGCTGTAAATGTAGGCATGATAATTTCCTATAAGAATCGTTCAAATGCTTTTGCGGCATCAGCAACCCTTCCGGTCTGCTTTGCTCGCGCTTTTGCTTTCCTCAGTTCATCGCTAACTTCCCGGCCCTGAGCAACACCCGACTTAACAACCTTCGGAGCCTCATTAACACGCTTCGTAATCCCCGGTTTAGAGGATTGCAACTTGTCGTATTGCATCGCCTTGTATAGCGTTAGAACCTGCCGAGAATCATAGATTCCCGATAACTCTTGGTCTGAAAACCCTAACTTTAGGCCAAACTCCCTCAGTTCTCGCCGAGTTACTTCACCCTTTTGCGGATCAGCATATTCAGGTATTGCCTCTGCCAGCTTACGAGACTCAGCCTGTATTACCTGACCGAGTTGCTCCTGACGTTCCTGCTGTTGCTGTTCTGCAATTCGCTGTCGTTCAGCCTGAACTTGAGCTATTTGCTCTTTTCTCCGCTGCTGATCCGTATAAGCTATGGCATAACCGATTGGATCGTTTTCCTTTAGTGCTTCTAGGTTTTCACCTTCTGGCTGCTGATTGAGCATTTGCTCAATAATCTGCAACCGTTCCGCATACTGATCCCGCAAGTATCTGGCTTCTTCGATACGCTGTCGTTCAGCCTCGACTACCTTACGTTCCTCAGCTACGGCTTGCGATTTCTTTGTATAGTCTGTGCCAAGTTGATAAGACTTGATAAGCTCATCAAGGGTTACCTCACGTTCTTCACCGGCTGCTTTCACCCGGAACTTCTGAGGCTCCTCTTGCTCATCCTGCTCATCTTCTTGTTCTACCTCTGACTCATCATAAGACTCATCAGATTCGGCTTCGCTATCGTTGGCCTCTGCTTGCAGTTCTGGTTGTTCCTGTTCGGAGCCTTCTTCTGCACCCATCAGACCCAAGATAGCGTCGGCTGCACTACCTACAGTTAACTCTGGACTACCGGATTCCGGTGTCGTTCCTTGAGTATCGCTCATTTTTTCTTTCCTAAATTATATCGGGAACCGCCCGAAACGGGTTACAAAATCTTTAATCTTTTCTCCTCGATGAGCCTGTTTGCTGAAAGCCCTTCCAAGTAAGTCTCAACTAATTCTAATGTCCTTAACCGCATATAAGCAGTCTCTCTAGCCTGAAGATCAGCGTAATCGCTAGTTGCGAACTTATTAAGTTCAGCAGTCCTAAGATCAGTCATCATTTCCTGAAAGAATTCATCCTTCAGTAGATTCTCAGCCCATTGAACTTTGCTCATATCAATCCATTGCGTTAGGTAGTTTGTCCACCTTATTTACGGATATTCCAGTCTTTTCCAGATTGGTTAAATACCGATCAAACATAACCTTTTCAGCTTTCCTTAAGCCTTTGTAAGCCTCTGGAGATACCCAAACCTCAGTTATCGCCTTTGCAATCTTCCCCGGCTGTTCTTTAATCTCAAACTCACCTGCCTTACCAAGATACGATTGCTCTAGCCCCGGCTTTCCTAAGTACGGTCTCCCTGTCAGCCCTTCTGATTGAACCTTGAACATGACTCCTTTGTTCGCACCTTGACCCAATGCCATCTCTGGAATCTCAGCAAAATAAGTAACTGGCGCACCGAATGGGCTACTTCCTTTAGCCATATCCATTAGACTATTCGCGCTTGTTTCTCGATACAACGCACCTGATGGCAATGGTTTAGAGAACTTCGTAATCTCACCCATATCAGGCAATGGCAACTTTCTAGCTCCAGTACCAACGGTTCCAGCAAAGCCCATCGCTAGGTCTTGATTCACCCGATCCACATACTCCTTAGCAGCAGCCTGTTCAGGAGTCACCAGAAGCCCTCTAAGCTCATTTAACTTAGCCTGAGCCGCTAGATTGCCAGCCTGATTAAACGCCCTAGCCTGATCGTTAACCGATGCCATGTACTCTCTAGGATCGCTGACCAATAGCCCAACATTAGCCTTAGCACTCTGCTTGGCTCTGTCAATCATCCCAACGATGTCAGATAGTAAGCCAGCCATTATGAAGTCAAACTCCCTAGCTCTTTAATCGCCTTCAGGACAATATCAGCCTGACGTTGGCGTGTTTCCTCGTCTGCCAAGTCCATCGCTAAGATAGCCTGTAGTTGTTTAACCGCTAACTCAGCCTCTTTAATCTTCATATCGGCTTCTTGCTGGCGTGTTTTCATCGCCATCTCAAGACCCTTACGAGTGTACTCAGCCTCTAACGACTGACGCTCTAGTTGCAACTTAGCAGCCTCAATCTCGCTCTTAGCTTGGGTCTTTTCTCGCTCTACCTCAGCAAATATCTTGGTAGCCTCTGCCTGCTGATCTGGCGAAGGAGGTTGTGGCTGTGACAACTTCTCGTTAATCTCAGGCGTAATCTCGTTAAGGAAAGCGTTAGCATCCTTGAAACCAGCCGATTCAATCAGTCGTGCCAATGTGTCACGGTATTGCGCTACAGATACCAGAGGATTTGATGGGCCAAACTGAGTCAGAATCTGCTCTTGCTTGGCTAGAATCATTTGCAACATGGCTAGCTTCTGCTCACGATCACCTGATCCTAGACCCACATTAATCGCTACGTCGTACTGGTTAGTCCAAGTCCTCGGATCAAACGTTACGAACTTGCCACGCATACGGACAATCTTTGCCGTATCCTGATACTTGCCCAATAGGTGCAGAATCCCCTTAAACAGCGACTTTACGCCTGTCTCAGCAAAGATTCTCGCTATCAACTCCAGCTTGCCAGAGTTCGACTTCATCATCGCAGCAATAGCTGTAGCGGAAACATTGTTCAGTACGTCAGGGTCAAGACCTTGCTGCTGGTCGCTAACACCTGTACGTTTAGCCTGAACCTGATCCATGTACTCAAGCAATGGGAAAGCCTGAGCCGTTACCGCAGGAACCTCGATAGGCGCAATAGCACCGGCAGACTTCATGCGGATAACACCCCCCGGAGTAGCGTTTAGAACGTCATCCAAGTTCACCTGACCATCAACAACGCCAATACGAGCATTGTTCGTCAGATACAGGTTATCCAGCATTTGACGAGTCACGGTAGACTTGATTAGCTGGATGTCCATTGTTCGGTCTGCCAACGACTGACCAAAGAACTTGTGCGGAATCGGGATAGGACAGAGACTGTGGAACGGAACTAGGTCACATTCCTCGTCATCTAAGATTTCGTTGCCAGAATAGGTAATCTTCCGCAGTTCAGCGATACCATCGCCATTAACGTCAATGCGGATATAGCACTCGTAGACCTCGACCACCTGCATCGTGTAGTCAAGGCTAATGTTCTCATCAGGCTGCTCACCCTGACTGAATCGAGCAATACGCTCTGTCGTGTACTGGAGATCATCATAGCTAGGCAAGCCATCGATAATGTCCTTGTCAAAGCCCATAGCCGCTAGTTCGCTACGAGTCATCAACTTACGATGAGCCACAAACGGGCTATCTTCAATCGTTCTAGCCGACTTGCTAATCAGGAATTCTTCAGGTGGTACGTTCTCAATCTTGACGCAGCCGTATTTCTTGACCTTCTTTACCTTTACCGAATACAACGGAATCTGAATCGGCATTCCCATAGGGTCAACGCCACCATCGATCAACTCGACGTTCTGGCTAGTCACCTCAATGGCAGGATCAGATAGCAGCATGGCTAACTCATCCTCGGTCAGATTCTTGTAGCTTTCCTTGTTGACATCTTCCTTGGCATCCCAATAGGCTTTGACCACGCCAACCTTTGCCATTAGCGCATCTTTGAACCAGTTATGCAGGATGATTAGCCCATCATTCTCACGATAAAAGACCCAATTACAGTAGTCTGTGGCTTGTTTAGCTGACTGCTCGTCATCAGGAGTCTGAGGCTCGAAACTAACAATATCCTCGGTGGTGGTGAATACCCGAATAAGTTGAGGCAAAGCACCATCGATAGCCTCTGCTACCTCGCCAGTTACGATCTGGCTTCTACCCTCTACCTCGTTGCCATACGGATAACGAAGATAGTATTCGAGAGCCTTAGCCCTCTGGTCGGTCGTTTCGGTGTCGATGTATCCAATTGAGTTATCAATCTCGTTATCTAGGATACTTTTGATTTCACCTTGATCCATCTTCATAGCAAACCCCTAAGATTTTGCTAATTATACAATCCATTTCGTTGAAATTGGCAATGCTGACTGCCATGAGGAATCAGTCTCGTCAAGACCTATCGCTAGGTAACGGAAGGCATCCGAGTAGTGGCTAGACCAATCATGCAAAGGCTTCTCATAGAATATCTGCCTACGCTCGTCATGCTCTCGACGATAGTTCCGTAGCGCATCTAGTCCGTTCTTTGTTCTCGGATTGAACCAGCATCTAGGCAACATACGTCGCACAGCCTGAATCCCGTCGGCAACGCTAAGTCTCGGAGCAACCCTGATGTTAAGTCCAGCTTCCTCCAGCACTTCCTTACGACTCTTGCCTGTTCCGAGTTCTCTAACCTGTACGTCATGGGGCAGGATTTGCTCATATTTCTCATAGCCGTTATCCCTCAGCCAGCCCACATACCAGTCCAGACCTACGCCATGATTCTCGATGCAGTCAATAAGTCGGACTTCTTTCCCTGCCAGTTGAGCAATCCATATCGCAGTCGAATCACCCATGCCCAAATCCCAAGCAGCGTAGCTACGGCACAAACTATCGTTAGGAAAGTCGCTAATACGACCATTGCTCTCAAGATCGTTAATGAGCTTGCCATAGTAAGACCCCTCAACCGCTGCGTTAAAGGAACACTCGAACTCTTGGTTATACCTGTCCTCGCCCATCTCTCGATAGGCTGCTTTCAGTTCTGAGTCGGGTAGAACTCCTGTCTGACTAGCCTTGAACTCTAGATATTTCCATCCCGGCTCAGCCTTGGCTCTGTCGGCTAAAGTGGCGAAATGGTTAGCACCGCGAGGAGTGCCAATGAAGCAAGCCCACCCAAGACGGTCGGCAAGAGCAGGTCGGACAATTTCGTTCCAAACACGTGGATTCTGATCGCCAACCTCGTCGATAACCACGCCGTCATAGTACTGACCACGAAGGCTATCAGGATTGTCAGACCCGTAAAGACTAATCCTACGCCCATAAAAATCAGCCCGTAGCTCAGATACATTGTAGGTAGCTCCCAACGGTCTAGTGTATTTCTGTAAATAATCCCACGCCACCCTCTTAGCCTGTCCATACGTCGGACAGAGGTACGCGAACCTTGGGTCTGGCTTGTCGCACTCGATAGCGGCTTTGATGAGATGGTTAATCGCTGAGACTGTTTTACCAAGTCTCCTATGCGCTACCACCACAGTAAAACGATGCTGCTCAATGGCATCATGTATCTCTAGCTGCTGCGCTCTAGGCAGGTAGTCGATAACTATCTCTGTCATGCAGTCTTTTGATACCCGCAGTTCAGACACTTGCTATTGACCAGAAATGCGCTGCACATAGGGCAATTAGTCGGCTTGTAACTCATTTCTTTCCACCCCACTTGATAACCATCTCTTGAGCTTCCCCGTCCTTACCCGTTACTTCTGTCCTAGCTAGCTTAGGTATATGGTACTCAGACAGCTTGTTCATTAGGTCTAGTGCCTTGTACGGGTCTTCTGCTGCGACCTCGTTTAGCCACTTGTCCATGTTAGGCGCATTACGCTCTAGTAGATTAGCAATAGCCTCTCTAACGATTGCTGTGGACTTATTAGGCACTCCTTTAGGTCTGCCCGGCCCTGCTAGTCCTTCTCCGATTTTTGGCGTTTCTTTAACTTTATTTGTTTCCACTTTGGCATTACCTTTCGGTGTCATGCACCATAGATTTGTTGATACATATCCGGTCTATGAGCCTTGATCCACTCTCTCGGCTCCTCATGGCATTTCTGGTAGTCCATCCCTACTGTTTGACTTCCGGCATGATGAACATACGCCCTGCTTACGAAATGCCTGTAACCCGCTTCTTGCAGGTCATGGCAAATTATATTATCTGAATACCAATTAGTGCTAGGAAACTTTGCTGTATCCCAAGCCTCTCTCGTTATCGTGGCAAATATGGGTGCTATTACCTGAGTTTCCTTAATCTTTGCCTCACTAGCCCAGTAAACACCTTCCTGCCTATCATCATGCACAGGGAATCTAATGTTCTGATCTGGCAACACGTAGTCGCTTCTCGCACCTAAGAAACCTATCTTCTGTCCGTTTTCCTCAAGAATCCGTTTATCCTCGCCCAATAACTCGATTGTTTGCGGATTCAGAACGACATCATCGTTAGCCACAATCAATGAATCGACTGCGACCCTTCCAAAAACGTCGCTGATGGCTTCATTATATGAGTCTCCAAAATTTCTACCAGTATTGGGTCTGACGATAACATTGGGCAAGATTCGTCGGAATCTCTCTCCTCTGGCAATGTCAACGCTATAAACGTAAACCGGGGTGGTAGGTGCATATACCTTGATGCTTTCCAGCAATACCGAGATACCCGGATTGCTTACGTGACAAATGACTATGGCTTGCATAAAACGACTCTCATGCTATCTACAGCCCTCGGAGTCCTAATTACTTCATCGTCTGGTTGTCTAGTTATTAACTTCTGACCTAGTTCTGACAGGTCAAACGCCAATTCCTTGAGCTTAAATCCTTTTTCCCAACCTAGATACCAAGCCCAATCGGTGTAGTACAACCAGCTATTCTCGTTAAACGCTCGTACATGAGTCGGGTCTTGCCATGCCCCTAAACTCAGGTCATAAGGTACGCTAATATGAAACTCACCACCAGACTTCAGTAAGTCATAGCAGTTTTTCATCGCAGAAACTAAGTCAGGGATATGCTCTAAGACATCGTTAGCAATGATCTTCTCGAACATCTCAGGCTGTATCGTCATCGATCCCCATCGGGTATCAATCTTAGCCCCGAAATGCACCTTAGAAATATCTACCCACCAATCCGGGTTAGTCCTCTGCTGAATATCGGCATTGACGCAATCCTCTCGCCAATCCTTACCAGAGCCTAAATTAAGCGTTACAGGCTGCAATTAGCTCCTCCACATTGTCTGAACACAGCAACGGAATTAAATCGCGTATACGCTCGTCTGGTAGCTCCCACCAAGGTTTCTTACGAAGCCTCTCTATCTGGCTCAACGTAAATCGGAGCTTGATAACCTTAGCCGGATTCCCACCGACTATTGCATAAGGAGGAACATCTTTCGTTACAACGGATTTCGCAGCAACAACAGCACCATCGCCTATCGTTACCCCTGACATAATCGTGCAGCCCGATCCTAGCCAGACATCATTCCCAATAACAACATCACCCTTAGTAGCTGGATGTCCTTGACCATGATGCGGAAATTCTTCTTCATGGATATGCCCGAAAGGGTAAGTCGTTATCCAGTCTACCCTGTGGTTTCCACCGATAAATATCTCGACGTTATCGCCAATCGAGCAAAATGACCCGATCCTTACGTCTGCACCCTCTCCCCAATCTCGGAGCCGGATATTCTCTAAACCGTAGGTGTATCTCACCACTTAACTTTATTAGCCCAATACGCAGCAGACATCTTGCCCTTCTGGATATTCTCGGCGTGACGAGCCTTAAACGACTTTCGACGGGCTTCCTCCGACTTAGATTCACCTTCCCTAGCCGGAGAACCTGACACACCCTGCTGCCCGAATCGGATTAACTTGACCTGCTCCCCCTGCTTGGCGAGAACAGCATGGCTTTTCGTAGGATGACTCGGAGTCTTTTTAGGCTTGTTATAGCCAGCAAATTCCTCCGAACCACGCTTAATCGCCATTCTTCTTACCCTTCTTTTTGCCCATAGGGATTTTGATTTCAATCTCTATCTCATTCACACCGTTCTTTTTCTTTTCTTTCTCGTCCTCAAGATACTGCTTTAGCAATTCCTTGTCGGACATCTTCTTCCCGTTCTTCATCATTTCTTCTTCCCCTTAGCAGTTTTAGCCGCTTCTTTGAAAGCTTTAGCAGTCGGCGCACCTTCTGATCCCGGCTTACGCATCTTTTCCTTGCTGCCAGCTTCTATACGCTTACGCTTGGCATGAATGTTGGCATAGAGTCCGGGCTTCATTTCTTTTTGCCTTTCTTAGCCATACCCGCCTCGCTGAGTGCGATAGCTACGGCTTGCTTAGGATTCTTAACTACTAGCCCACCCTTACCAGAGTGCAGAGTACCCTCTTTGTACTCACCCATAACCTTGCCGACCTTCTTTTGCGCCTTAGACATCTTTTTCATTTAGCAACCCCATCAGTTCATCCTGAAGCTCTGCCTCAGTCACACCATATCGACGTTCAAAAGCCTTACGACCTAACCCATGATAGCCAGTATTTCCTCGATGATGCTCAGGACATAAAGGCAAAACATTGTCGTGAGAGTTCCGAACTCCCATTCCTAGCCCCATACCTCGTACATGGTGAATCTCTGCTGGAGTGCCGGAATAACCATTTTTATAACAGATTATGCACCCAAAGTCAGCCACTTTAGCTAGGTATTTTCTGTCGCTTTTTCTCATCGATTCGCTTGGCTCTCTCAGGATCGTAGTCAGCCATATTATCCACCTCATCGCAGCTAGGGCAGTAATACATACTCTCGCCACTTACCGCACAATGACCGCCGGGAATCTCTACCCAATCATCAACGTAGCCACAAGCACAGCATTGCGCCAAATCTGAATCATCTATCTCGTTCATATCAATCTCCACAAAAACAATCAATTGAGTCATCTAGCATATCGATTTGTTGTCCTACATATTTGTGCATCTCGGAATAACTAGGACGATCTTTCCGAAATCTAGCTCCTGATCCAAATGTTTTATCGCTAGTCTGAACTAAAGTTTCCATCCTAGCCCACCAGATAGCCCTCTCTGGCTTTTCTTGGATTAGGCTTAACGTCTGCTGATAGCCCTTCAAAAAGCATAAATCGCAATTGCCATGCATCGTCTTACCATTGTTATTTGGCAACATTAGGTCAAATGGTTGCCAAGCCCAAAACTCACCTACATCTTTCGCTGTGATTCCAGCAGCTACTAACGGAGTACGCTCCCTAGCAATCTTTGCAGCCCTTCTAGGCTCGTCTGCTCGAATCCCAACCCAATCCATGTTTTCGTTATGCTTCCAACCCTTAGCCTTCAGAAACTTATGAATTGACCTGATTTTTAGCTCAATGGTGCAAAACCGAGTTACAGGATTAGGTAGATATTTCTTCTTAACAATCAACTGCTCAAAAGGCTCACCGTTTCTGCTGGCTGTCTCAAACGTCACCTCAGCAAACTTAGGATCGTCAGCCCGATATTCCACCCAATGAATCGGCACATTCCAGTTTACTGAGCAGTCTCGGACAAACTCTAAGGTAGCTTCTTCCTCTTTCCCGGTATTAGCAAAGCAGACAATAGCCTCATCAGGTAGCCCATTGTTAGCCTGTAGAACCCGCCAGAGCAGATAAGCACTTGTCCTACCACCAGAGAAACTGATAACGGTAGGCTCATCAATAACAAATGGGTTTCTCATTGAGTAATCCGGTCTAAACCACGATTAGAAGCCTATGGTCTTGCAAATTCACCAAACAATTTTTCTGCTGCAATTCTGTATGCTTTTGCAGCATCTTCAATTTTTTCAAAAGATCCAAGGTTGTAATGTTTTTTATCTTTACTAATTTGAGCCACCCATTTACTTGTATCTTTCCGCCAAACAACACCTTTATAACCGCTAGTATTTGCTTTGGAAGTAACGCTATTTGCGGTATTCAGACTTTGATTAGCCTCTCTTAAATTTTCAATTCTGTTATCAAAAGAATCACCATTTATATGATCTATACATTTTGGCAAGTATCCATGATGCAAAAGAAATATTGCTTGATGCAAATAAATCGGATTCCCACATACATTTAACCTAATGTATTTTTTGCCTCTACTGACAGTATTTACCCATCCAGCAAAAGTTCCAGCTTTTTTCCCACCAGAATTAAAGTTCCTAACTAACTGACCATCTTTGTAGGAAAAATATTGTTTTAGCAATTCTTGAGTAATCATCTCACCGCCTTATCAATTGACCTGTTGCTGGCTTCCTGAGTACGGTACACATCGATCCTAGCCTGTGCTGCTACCAGCATCCATCTAAGCCCTTCAGCCTTCTCTACAGCCGCTTTAAGCCCATCTAGCACCGCTAAGTAATCTGGATGGCTATATGCCTGATTCTCCCGATCCGCTACGGTATTCCCGATAGCCGAACTAAATAACATGGCTTTCTTGCTTTTACGAAATTCCTCTAAGTAAGTCACCTCAGCCTTAGCTTGAGCATAGGCTTTGGCATTCTTAATCATGTAGTTGATTGCTTCGTGAGGATCGATTGAGTTCATATTTATCTAAATTTTCTTAATTTATTTTGTTGGATTCCATATCCAACGCCATGCCCTAAATCTATTTTATTTTTGTCATCAAATAGGCTTTCTCCATATTCCCATCCAACAACATCAGCACCACCATCATCAACAATAGCCAGTATGTACACATCACAAGGGCTATCTTTTTTCTTTAACGTCGCAAGCAATCTGCCGTTTTTATGCCTTGTTGACTTTACATCTATCGTTTTCCCTTTAGAAACTAAATCATGACCGCCGTTTCTTGGGCTAACTGATAAATCAACGCAAACATTCAACATCTTTGCTACGCAATACTCAGCAACTACACCATCAATATCTATTGACCAAACGCAATCATTTCCTACTTGCTGGTCTTTTACATTCTTCATCGCTACAGAACGCCTCATAACGCCTAACGTTCTGCAAATAAATAGTTCCTCATCCGTAAGATTAACTCTCATATCTCATATTTCTCAATATAAATATTTCTATCAAGAATCATTCTTCAATAGTTTCCGAACAAGCAATCCTTACAGCCTTAACCGCAGCCTGTGGATTCGACACTACTGCTACCTGACCTCGCCAAGTTTGATGCCATATCACCTGATCCGGTGTCAGCTTGGCTTTCTCGTCTTTCTTTATTTCTAACAAAATGTTCTTGCCACGATAGCCCACCAGAATATC